TTTGGTGTAGCCGCTGGCGCACTTGCCTTGGCTCCCCTCTCTGCCCGCGCAGATTGGTACATCAATCCTGAGCTGAATGTCGGCGTTGGCCTCGATTCCGGCGTGGGCTCCGGGATCCTCGAGGGTCATGTTGGCTATGACTTCGATAACGGTGCCTATGTGCAGGCAGGCCCTGCTGTGGTGTTCCCTGACGCTGGTGAGAAAGAGATCGAGTTCACCGGCAAGGCTGGCGTGAGCGGCGGTCCCCTTTACGGAGAGGTCTCATTCAGCACCGGCGATGATTTCGGCCTCGGCTTCAAGACCGGAGCCAAGTTCAGCTTCTGAGGCTAGGATTTAGAAGCACACAGGAAGGGGCCCCGTTTGCACAGCGGGGCTTTTTTTTAGCCATGCAAAAGGTCTGTAACCTGCTCGGGGTTCTTGGCTTCACGATCTCAACGACCCTCGCTGTGATCGGCGTGATGGCTTACACGCGCGTCCCGTCAATGATGAAGCTCTATCTAAGCGAGATGAAGCTAGAGCTGACGGAAACGATCCTGCAGCAGGTGCCGGTCCCCGAGATCCCTGAGATGCCGCAACTGCCGACCGAGACTGGCCCTGCGATCACGTCACCATTTTAGTTTCGGCCTGCGGCTCGACTTCCGGGGCGTCCCAGTGATCGAGCCACTCGCGCAATGCCTGCCCCGTTGGTGTGGATTTAGGCCAACGCACAAATTTCAATAGCGCCTGCGGGTCGGTGAACAGCATCGAGGACTTGCCGGATCTGCAGACGTAGACGAGCGGCGGGCCTTCCCTGTGCTTAGTAGCTTCGATCCATAACTGACCAGCTACAAACCGCTCTGACTTCATGGAGATCCGTGAGATAGTCGTGCCCGAGATTAACTCCTCTGTCGATCTCCCACGAGTAGCAATTCCGCAAGCGCCGCCGGTAACACTCGACATCGGCGTGCCGGTTATCGAGCTGCCGCACTTCAATCCGATGGAGATGGAGCCGGAGGTCGAGCCGCAACCCGTAAAGCCCGCGAAGGCTAAGCCTGCCGAGCCCCCTGCTGCTAAACCTCCGCCGGTCAAGCTCCCCACAAAAGAACCACCAGCAGCAACAGCACCAGCGCCAAAAGAGCAACCACCTGCTGAGCCGAAGCCTCTTGCTGAGCGCATTATCGAAGCGATTCCGACGATCCCGCAAGCGGTAAATACTGTAGGGACATCAGCGATCGCCGTCTCAGCAGCACTCGCAACCCCACTCCTGCTTAAGGCGATCCGGCCGACGATTAAGAAGTTGGCAAAGAAACTTCAACAGGCAATCGGTAAATAGAAAGCGTCAGTGAGCGTCGGAAGTTCCAGAGGTCGTTACGGAAATAGAATGGGTGTGGGGGATTGGGTGGTGTGCTCGTACATCGCGGCACACCTTTTCATAGGGGCTGCCCTTAGCGAAGCGGATGCCCTTCATCATTAGTTCCCCGCAATGCTTAAGCCTCGAGATCTCGAAGTCCAAGCGCTTGTTAGCAAGCAACTGTTGTTGTAAAGCAAGCTGCGTATCTACAGCCTCCTTGCATCGCCTCTGTAGGCCCTGATCGAGCGGAATAGTGGCCTGGATCGATAGGCCGAGATTCCAGTTGTGGTTGTCCTTCTGTCCTGTGCGGGTGTCCTTGTAGAACAGCACATCTCCGGGATTATCAAGGCGGCCATCGTCGTCTAAATCGCTGAGATCGTAAACCGGGTCGGGGTAGCTGTATTCATACGGCAGGCCCCAGGATTTCGTCCGGTTGAGATACGGCGTGACCGTCAGGGTCGGCCCCTGACACTGAATGTTGCCGCCGTAGGTATTAGTGATTGCGCTCCCTTGAAGGATCTGTACCGCCTGGTTGCTTACCGATCCGGAGGACGTTGCTGTAGGGCTTGCGGTTGCCGAGATGCCGCCGACATCCTGCGCGTTTACCGGAGCGGTCGCGATTATTCCGAGAAGGAGGAGACCGTATCGGTAACGCTTGTGATTTCCGTGGTGCGCTGAATAGTGGTGATGTTGCTGAGGCCCGGCCCCTTCAGGCTTTCGACGAATTGAAACGCTTCGCCCGGCTTGACGATTGACCAGTTTGGTCGTTCTCCTAAGGAGGTCCATCCGTTGACCGTTGTGTTGGAAACGGGGTTAATAGGTCCGTCGGGAGTGATGTTTACTCCGCTTGCACTGTATTCAAACCCGGTTGAAAAATTCTCGCTGACGATTGTCTCAGTGACCTTGCTCGTTGTTTCTGTGTGACTCGTCATCGTGCCCTGCGTGAACTGAGGCACGACGGGAACGGCACAAGCTGCTGGCGCAGAAAACAACAGCAGCAATAGCCAGCGCATCACTCAACCTCGATGCTTAGGACGACTTGCCCGGTCGCGGTTGTTCCTGCACCGCCTGCTGTGATTGTCATCGCTCCGTCAGATGCAATCGTGCCGGCAAGGCTGCCTGCGACCCCGCCGGAGGTCGTCGTTGTGTTGCCAAGCATCGGCAGGCTTGTTACGACGCCGCTGCTTACTGAGGTTGCGGTTGGGGTGGCATCACCCTCGATATAGGACTCGCTGTAGCTGAAGGCGTCGCCCGCTGTTGTGATGCTGTAGGCACCTGGCGTATAACCCACAGCAGAACCAGCAGTGAGAGTCCCGAGGACAGGAGCAGTATCCAGAGTGACGTTGCTACCGCTGACAGAAAGAGTGCTGCCAATTCTTGAAGCCTGTGATGCTGCCCCATCGACTTGGAGTTGCACGGAAGACTGAATCTTGTGGGTAATGTCTGCCTTAGCAGGCAAAGCAGCTGCCAAAGTGATCCCCAATACCAAAAGTGTGCGGGTCATTTGATGCCAGCTTTGGTGTCTTT